GAAAAATCCAGGCCAGAATTAATCATTCGGGCTAGGCTAGATGCTCTTGAAAAATTGAGTACTCTTGAATTATTAAAAAATTCCTCCAGGCAAAATGCCCAGATTGAAAAAACTAATTCAAATCAATTAATTTTAAGCATTTTGCCATGGTGTACCACATTGTGGCGAGCCGGCCCTCCAGGCTCTTTAAACGTCCTTCTCTCACGGTTATCATTATTAATGAGTAGAAGCGACACTCTCTATGGGTGGTGTCTCACCTTTAGTGAAATCATGATTATTGCACGGTATAGGTCCACAATGGTGGTGGTGCTAAATAAAACGCCATGAAATAATCGTCTCCGGCTGCGGAGGCGATAGCATAAGCGCAATCAGCAGTGTTTGGCCCAACCATACTAACATGACTGTAAAGAATCTCATTCAAAGCTGCGTTACGAACCAAAGGATAATACGCAGAAGTGTTAGCTAAGGTATCATAGTCTACTGCTAAAGCGTACTTCGAATTCGTGTAAAAAGGACACTCCCACTCCAAAGTAGGATTGTTAGTTGCATCAGCATATGTACCTCCATTAAGCATGGTCGGAATAACTTCCAACCAATTCTTACTTGAAGGTTGAGCTACCGCATCAGGCGCAAACTCGATGGATTGGTTATAAACCGACGAACGTTCCACATACATATTGGTAAAATGTGATATCGTTTGTGTAGATCCTGTCGCTGCATTATATACTTTATGTAGTTTATTACGCATCCCTCCTCGATGAACAAGGAAAGCGGGTGCCATATAACTCAAATAAGTATTATACGTATAAAGAACATCATCCTGTAGATACGCTCTTTTAGTCGGACAAGGAAAATGTGGAATATTCCAGTAAGCTATCGGTTTGGAGGTGGAAGCATCTTTAGGATCTGAAGCGAACCAAAAAGAGAATCTTTTCACTAGAGACCGCACAGACGTAACTCTCTCTCCAAAGTACAATCTGGAAAGATCGTTTGATCTGGGCGGTTTGAACAACTTAAACTCCGTTATAGCCTCCGAAGTTTTAGATGTCACAGAATCTGATTCCGACGAGAACGGGCCGAGTGGAGTAGAAACCCACGCGTTGTTATTCGAGTTTGGCTGAGCAACCTCAAAATCATCGTTCATACGGAAATAGACATTGATGTCAACAGGAGATTTGTCCCAACTCAATTGACCAGTATTGGTTGCTTGAGGCGGAATAAGATCATTCACAACTGATATGGTGAATACTCCCATATGACAATCTTGGTTAAAGTTAGTTGCAATATCATTAGTGGTGTCAGATCTACCACCCGACAGTGAACCAGTATAAGCAGGTCGGAATGAATTGATTGAAATATCTGTTTGGTCTCGAAGGAATGCCTTCAAGTTTGTATATGGAATAGTAAATTCAATCTCCGAACATGTTTCCAAGTCCAAAATAGCTGTATATCTAGCGTTCACATCTTCAGTAAAAAGTGTACCACTATTTATAGCAGCTGCGGTGATAGTTGGGTCGAACTGTAATTTAAGACGACCAGCATGAAATTGCGATGCAACTACTTCAACTCTATATGTTACGGAACCACGCCAGTACGCAAACATACTAGCGATTTGGCCCGCAGGGGTATCCGTGTGGCACTTGTAGACTCTGTTACCAACAGTTTTAGCATTATCTTGAATGTTAATCTGGTGGGGTCCAACAAGTGATGCAAACAACAACTTATTACCAAATGGGCCGTGGTTGTCGTCAGCAGATAACCACATGGTTTTTCCAATGAATTGCTCTCTTGTTACTATACTGGAGAAGGCCATTTCATCATTACTGGTGATTCCTATCATTGAAGGATCAATGGAAAGCTCCTGCTTAGGATCCATCGATAATTTCACGGAGGAATCTTGACCAATTGTCTGACAAAAACGACCAACAGTAGCCTGACGCACATGTTCGGGCTGATCTTCTCTAGTAGGAGCGGAAAAACCAAAGAGTTTGGCAATATCACCGATCGCACCAGCTCCAATTTCAGTTGCCTTAGCAAATTCTCCAATCACTGGGACTTTAGTTAATTTACCAGCTACTTTTTGAGCTGTCGATGCTACACTACTTACTGGTCCATCCTTATACTCCGAACCTGAACTTTTTGTAAAAATTTCAGAATACGAAGAGGATGCTGGTGTCAATTCAGTAGGAGTAGATAGCACCATATCTTCCATCCAAGCGTAAACAGTAATGCTTGCACTTGTAGGTTGATCAGTTTGATGTTTTGCCATTCTCATCGGATTGATATCAGTCAGGTAAATTAAACCTGGGGATTGAGGATATTCTCCACTTGGAACAAGTGGTCCTCGAATACCATTGACAGCTAGATAATTAAAATGCCATACAAATGGTAATGTCATTTCGACTGAATTGTTTTTACCTAGTGTCAGGTAGGTCGTAGGATACGTAGACTGATATTGCTGAAACATGATTGGGGAGGACTCAACGAATCCTTTGGCCTCAACCATTTTCCATAATTCACGATGAACTTTGTTGACTCCTGCATCTACACCGCCTGCTGTTGTGTTGATAGTGTAGGGAGCGTATGTGACTTGCATCTTTCCATATTGAAATCTGTTACCATTGATTTGAAATCTCAATTTTAGATTTCCACGGAAATAAGAATAATTGGAGAGCTTTTGTTTAACTCTCGCATCTTGTTGCCACTTCACCCAAGGATCAAAAACTCGAATGATGCTTGATTTATCTGTTTGTGGTGTCACGCCCATCTCGTTGTTCCACTCAAGTTCATAAATTCGAACAGGACGAGCGAAAAACTGATCGATAGAAACGTTATCAGTAAAACCATCAGTATCAGTAGCCACTCGAGGGTGACTGGCATCAACTGAATAAACTTCATTCGGATCGTGAAACATGGCTGTTTCTTGTTGTAGTGGGGCGGGTTCTTGAACCTCACCGCGGATATTGTCGTTACCAGGGGTAACTGTGTCTTCATTGTTGTTAGAAATGCGGTAATCTATGTGACGGGATGCATCAATCCAATGTCACACGACATAAGGGGTTCTGGACCAATTCCTCTTCACGAGGTTCAAGTGGCGTCCTATAACCATACTGAGTAAATACCCACTCCACTTGTCATGCATAAGCGTTTATTGAGTTCTCGTTCCTCATGTTTCATGAGAACTCTCACCGTAATCATAATGCACCGCTGATTGGCGATGACTTCACAGCTTAGTCATTCCTGACTTCACCTAAATCGATTTCAGACAATTCCATCTCAAAGGGGATCCAAGGCGTAATGCCTCCATCCGCTTGACTCTTCAAGATTTCGTCGTAGTCAAAGTCAATATCAGGGAAGTACTTTTGAAGAACGGTGGCTCGAATATCTTCGAACTCATCACGTCCATGTTGAGCAAGCTCCTTGTAAGCGGCTTCCACCGCTTGTCGTTGCTGCTCTTCCATTGGGATAGATTTAGACCTTAAACAGATCGTTAACATCTTCCCAATCGTGGGCTTTTCGATGGGACACTTCCAGATACGATACTCTGGATCGTATAACCATCTCCTTTTGAAGATCGTTGCTTCAGTGTAAACCTCCACCTCATAATCATCAGCGTCTTTTTGCGCAGGGGTAATTTTCATACCAATACCTGCGTAGAACTCTTTGATGCTTTTGAAGTGAAACCAAGGTCGCACTTTGTCACTAATAGTGAAAGTATTATCATCACCTCCCGCATAGAATTCAACTTCCTTGCGAAAAGTTTTGATCATAACTTCCGCTGACTCACCTGTCGCTACCGTGCCTATTCCTAGGTATGATAGACGAATGTACAACATATTCTGTATCGTATTCAGAATCATTGTGAGCCAGTGACCACTGGACAACGAGCCCGGAATATACAATAGCATCTGCAGAATCAGTACCATAGGATTGGCACATTCTGAGGCTACACCCTTCAAGATATTCCGATGTGTTTCATTCTCAATCTTTCCGAAGTGCTCTTTCACTCTGTGAATCACTTCAAATGCAGCGAGAATCATCAACACACTCGTCCTCTTGTCATACTTGGAAAAATCCAAGTTGACGACCCAAGGATGTTTACTCAAACGCTCGAAGAGTAAACCCCAATCCGTAGAAAAGGGATTCGCTCCTGAAACACTTTGGAGGTGTAAAAACCTCTTCATGAAAACGCCACCAAACATTCCGTAGAATTTTTTAGTGACGCAAACATCATCCATAGGGGCACAAGAGAAGAGTCTAATCGCTCTCTCTGCGACTTTCTTTTTCGCTCTCGGCTCATCTTTACATACATATTGCATGATGTGGCCAGCTCGTTTGCCATCTGCATACCTTCTTTCAATTTCTTCCAACCTCGCTGCGAAGCCGGGAGTTGGCTCCCTTCCGTGTCTAGCGTTATTATAACGCTCATCACCTTCAGGGAAAGGTTGCGTTTGGTGAACTTTCTTTCCATCGAACCCAAAACCACTCCCCTTAGATAAGTCCATGGACTTTACAAGTGGATTGTGGTCATGACCGGAAAGAACCGTATCATAATCAATGATGTGGTCTTTCTGAAAGTCAGAAACTTCACAGAACATGGAAACCACATCACCAATAGCGAGCTCTAGATGATCGAGATTTATATTTGTTACTTGAGTGGTCAGCTGTTTCAATCCATTCATCTCCGGAGAAAGGTATTCGTCCCCTCTCATATACCCATTAAATTTGGGTTGTACGAGATCGTGACGATATTCTTCCGGAAGATCTTCCAGAATCGAATGACCATTCTTGTACCACTGCACCTGAGTCTTTGGAGTGAATCCAACACCATCGATATGGGCGAGAAACTCCAAAGAACCCAACTCTGTTGGCTTCATCCAAGCAATTGGATCTCTGCGGGTAGCATATGACATCGTCTTGCCTTGCAGTGATTTTACCTCACTTAAATAAAGAGCAGAGTAGGGTGACAATACGACTGAAGATTCTTCTAACGCACTAATGGCCATATTCAACTGAATTGAATTGACCGGTGCGAAATAATGATCTTTATATCGTACGCCATCATCAGCCTTGATAGACGCGGTCATCAGACCGGCTATTGATTTACGAGCTTCTCCAATAATAAGAGGAGCACCGCATTGACCAACGAGAGCATTTGTCTCTCCAATCATCTTAAATCCGTCATATTTATGGCGAGTAAGATCTGCTTCAAGATAGGTGATTCGAATTGCTTCCATCATTCCTTTCTCGATAGTCCAAAGATGATCGAAAGGCACATTTGGCAGGTTTATCATCGTGCTTTTCACCATTGAAGCTGATAATTTCTTAGCACCTCCAATGAAATTCCCTTGGACAACAAAATATCCAAGGATATCTGGCACTGCATTGACATCTGTGAGACGTACCATCGCTAGGTCATTGCCTAAATAATGGTAGTTTCTCTTATTGCCTTGCATATTGTGTCGTGATTCAGCACAAACTTGACGATTTACTGTCACACCGTCGGATCTTCTCACGTAGTTAACTCGAAGTCTATACTCAGGATTAGCGAAGAATTTGAGTGTATGAGCGGGACCAATAAAATATTGCTCTTTAACTCCAAGAATAGTACAACCCTGTTCATCTCCTCGGGGTCCGATAATACTAATCTCGCGCATATTCCGAACTATTTTCTTGTGAAAAATTTCTGTTGGAGTGCCAGCCGCTTTCCCATACTCCAAGAATCCTTTTTCAGTATCCCATGGATTACCAGTAATCTCATGATCAGCTACCGGTGGAGAACCTGGTAATATAGAACCAGCTTGTTGTAACTCATCGTTCTCATCTTTGGATGCGGCCCAATTATATAAGGAGCAGGCTATTGCTGTCGTGCCTAAAGCCATACAGAATTTCGCGCCGTGCTCTATAATTTTGCTTCTCGCGATCTTAATAGCATTTAACTCAGATTCGATAGCATCTGTCACATTTTCCACTTTTCTCATAGTGTACTTATAATGAACATACTGATCCAATAATTCTTGAGGCCAACGCTTTAACCGCATCCACCAGGAAAATCCAACGAAGCACGTCCACACAAGCATTGCAAATTGCACAAAAACGTATGAATAAAACTCGTACGAGCTCAAGCAATCAGGCTGGTAAACGTATGAAGACGGTATCAATTCTTTGTGAATCTTAGACAACACTTCATTGACTTCTCCATCTTCATGGCATTTTGGACATCCAACAACAAAACCATGTTCACACTTCGTTTGAGCTAACTCTTGTGTCAAAGCGAAAGTTTTGTCTAGAGAATCCTTGACGGTTTTCTTGGACAAAGAAACCTGATATACCAAATCTCTCGCTTGTGCGAAAGATAACTTGTACACCTCGGAATCACTTCCTTCTTTGTAGATTTTCTTAGGACCGGATGGTTCCAACTTGTATGGAACAAAGTAGACACAGTCTATATTTCCACCTGCAACCTTCGAAGTGTCGACGTGAGTTGAATGGCCGGGAGCACGGTACTCTTCTTTGACAATAACTTCAAAGTACAAGTCAATACGTCGCCAAACAGCATCAGTGTTCGTTAAATACTCTTCAATACCTCCAGTCATAGAATTTGAGCACACAATAGCGCCATAATTGCGCATAGCGTGCTTTCCTTTCTCCTCAACTGCAGCTTTGGCTGGAAAATAATCAGCCTCGCCTAATATCGACACGAGATCCAACATGATTTTGTTATCCGGAACCATATTTGGTCTAGCAGAACCAACTTCATCTAAAACTATGAAAGGATGTTTCACTGGATCAAAAGTAGACATAAATTTGTCAGCGAATCCTATTATAGCTGTAGAATCAGCTATTACTGATTTACTCGGCACCTTCTTCTTTGAGGGAAACATTTTGCGAGCTTCAGCAATAGCTTGATTAAAAGCCATGGCAATCCAAGTAGACTTACCGGAACCCGGTTGGGAATAGAGCCAAATTTTCGTGGCTCTCGGTCTTTTACCTACTCCTGGACCTTGGGCTTCTTCATAAAGTTGAGCTAGCGTGCGTAAAGCCATTGAAAATACAATTTGTCTCTTCTTTGGCACGTACAATGTTCCAGATTTCTTAAGAGCAGCTTGCAAATTTTTATTCCAAATTTCTTCTGAAACATATCCATCTGGAATATCTTCTTCATCACACGAGACTAGTCTGAATTTATATTCAGTTAGCCAACGAACACACTTCAAAAAATCCGTGTCTGTGGCTATCTGAAATTCACAAGCTCCTGATGGAACATCAAAAGCTCTTCGAAGAATCGCAGCTATTGAACCAAACATGGAGCTAACAAGAGACGGAACATCTTCATAGCTCTGGTACGATTTAACAAGCTCCTTCGATGTGAGACCTGTCCATAACAACGATGAATCAATTTTCTCACCGAACAAATTGTGCGCCACGAAAAACGACAAAACCGTTTGAATGTGATATTTCATTTCATCTGCTGCAAACCCAGAAAGTGTTGTAGAACCTCTCTCCATAACGTGAATCAATTTTTCAACAAGAGAAACTTCAGTAGTTGATGAACTTGATGGTTCCATCTCAGGGCTTGGATCCAGCCGCTCAATACGCAGAAGTAAAAACTCCACGCAAGCGGCTAGCTGATCAGTCATCATCACATACGACATTGATTGATACCATATGTAAAATGCAGCTGCTTTGTGTTTCCAGTTCTTTTGTCCATAGAACAAATAGAAAAACACGATGGTATTTATGAGAAGGTTAATGTAATGTTGTTTATCTCCTAAAAATTCCACCGTTGTTGCTAACATGGAAACAACATCTTCGACTGACATCTGAAGCGCAGCGGGATTCATAAGAAAACTGCCATTAAGTCGGAGAGCTGAAGGCTCCAATTGATAGGAATAAAAATTCCTTACAATGCAGCAATAGACGTAAGCGGATGCGTCCGCTTCAGTCTCAACTTCTCCTGCTTCAATTGCACTCCAGGCTGATTCTACCACAATTTTTGGTGGAATTCCTGTCAATCGAGTTTGTAACCAATCTACAGACAAATGCCTTTCGAAATGATTACGACGTTGTTGGAATTTTTCGATTTTTCGGATTTTCAAATCATGCATGTAGGAATGAAAACGCAAACCGTACACTTCATGTGTACAGTAAACGTCAAATTTCTGCACCAATGACGTAATCTCCTCTAAATATCGAAAAGACTTCCACGAAGAAACTCTCTTTCCTCTTTCAAGTTGGATAATGAGAGAAGGATCATAATCTTCTTCTCTCAAAATTATCTTATCAGATAAAAGTTCCTCCGCTGAACCCCTAGTAAATGGGTCTAATCCCATCGCTAGAGATTCCTGACATGCTTCAAAAGCAAGTCTTTTTCCTCCATGCAACATAAGCATATTCAATCGGTACGAATAAGCGAACATCAATGTTTGCGAAAGCAAAACTGATCTCTGCTTAACTGAAGCATACAGATACGATTGAATTTTGACAATGATGCCTTCTTCAAACGGAAGTGGGACATCATGAATCGGCTCAAATGAAACCTGGAGGAGACGAGCAAATGGCCGGAGATCTGGAACCGTGTGAAGTACACGATAATATTGCATACGAAAAGTATGTTCGTATTGCAACCCTAAATCTTGAAGAGCTGGAAGATCTCCAGCTCCGAGTGCATGCTCATGCTCCGTAACATAGTACAATAACCAATCTTCTGGAGCTCGTAGACCTATTTCAAAAGGTCTATCCGTAGCAACATTGAGAGGAAATGCACTGTTTAGGCTATGCTTCTTCCCCATGTAGGAAAGAATTGCAAGCTCTTTGCGTAGCTTTAGTTTGTGAAGTTGCTCACCGAAGCAAGCAAGATCGGTTTGTGTGAAGCAAGTCATTTCCTGTGACTTCTCTTCAGTTTGAAATAGCTCGGTCCGCCCACTCGATAATTGTAAACTCATTAAGGGTAGGCTAGGCGTCTATTTTTAAAGTTGAAATTTCGAAACTATTTCAATCGCTAGGAAAGTAATTAAGCAGCGAAACACAAAGCGTCTGTTACAACGCCTGGCTGAGCTAACCCAATGTCTCGAATAAATCATAGCGTAGCAGGGTCTACCTATTATGGTGGTCATGGATACTCCCCATCTTAGCCTCGGCACGTTTCCGTGCGTCTCCACGAGGGTCACGTGGTTATCTTTCATACCGCGGAGGTTCTTCTCTCGCACGTAAGGTAACTTTCTTCTATCTAATCAATTATTCAATACAAAGCTGTTTCAAAGCTCTCATACAACGATCTCAATCCAGTAACAAAACTAGAGTAATTTCAATTCGTCTTGCTGGCAACTCGACTAGTTGCTCCGACGAAATGAACTATCGTCCGTCTTTGGGTTGAAAAAATTCAACGTTTCGGTTGGTTTTTCAATTTTTAAGGTCTTTTCTTGACCATGAGTGTCCACGAGGACAGTAAATGTAATAGATCGTTAGCGCACGTTCTGTTGTGACATACGCTCGATTGTAAACTCTTCAAGGAAAAGGTTAAAAATATCGATGACATCCTGTGTCATTGGAAAATGTCAAAACTAACGTGAATGTTAATGTTAATGTGGATATTGTTATATACTAATGAAACATTAACTGAGTTCGATACAACTCTCTACAATTTGTGATTACATACAAAATACAAAAATTTCATCACAAAATTAATAAGTAGAAAATAAATATCAAATCGAATATATATGAGGGGGCTTTCAG